TTATCGCAGATGTTCGAGTATCTACCTACTACACGCAAACAATATAAGGAGAAATCATGGCAACAGTCGTAATTACCGGTCGTGATGTTGGTTTATCTTTCACAGGTGGAACAGATATTCAAGCACAAGCGACAAACGCAGTTCTAACCAAGGTCAATGAGCGTCAGGTTTATCAGACCATGGAAGGCGAGGCTTACAAGACCACAAACATTTCAGGAACATTCCAATTGGATATGTTGGCTGACTGGGGCAAGGCAAACTCAGTTTGCGAGGCTCTATGGACAGCTGCTGAAAGCGCACCAGATACAGATATCAGCATGACACTTACAGCTGCATCAGGAGCACAATTTGTGTTTCCAGTAAAGCCAGAGTTTCCAACCGCTGGCGGTTCAGGTGTTGATGCTCAGACAGTATCATTCACATTCACAGTATCTAAAGGCGCAGTAACCGAAACCTTTAGTTAAAAAATAAAACGGGAGCAAACAAATGAAGTTACCAATTACAATTGAATATAACTCAGGTGAGCAAGCAACTTACATTGCCCAACCACCTGAGTGGGCTAAATGGGAAAAGCAGACAGGAAACACTATTGGTCAGGCATCCGAGAAGTTGGGTATTTGGGATCTTATGTTTCTTGCTTATCATGCACATAAGCGTGAACTTGCAGGAGATAAGCCCATCAAACCAATGGATATTTGGATGGAAACAGTAGCGGATGTCATCGTTGGTGATGCAAACCCAAAAGCCATAAAGCAGGAAGCCTAAACAGATTATTGGTTGAGTTGGCAATTGCCACAAAGATACCAATGAGTGAATGGGTTGATGCGGATGACATATTAACAGCGATCGAAGTATTGGAGGCGAGAAATGGCAGTTAGCACCGAACCTTCAATTTTCTTTTCTAAGAAAGAGCTTAATCAACTTTCAAGAGTTTTTCGCAGCATGGATGATATTGCAAAAAATGAAGCTAAAAGAAAAATCCAAGAATTGGTCGGCAAACAGTTATCTGCTATTAGAGCCATTGCGAGGTCAAGAGGCAAAGTAGCACAAAGAGTTGCTGATGGCGGACAGATCAAAAAGTCATCATTGCAAGGTGAATTAAAATTTGGTTTTGCTTCTCAAAGATTTTCAGGTGGTGCAACAACTCAGTTTAACAATCGCAACGATGCAAAAGGTAATCGTAAAGGTATTGGCGCAGGTGCAGAATTTGGATCTAGCAATTACCCACAATTTCCAAGATGGTCAGGGCCAATGCCAAAAGGGCCGGGTTCAAGAGGTTGGTTTATTTATCCAGCAATCAGAGCATCTCAACCGGAAATCATTAAAGAGTTCGAGGAAATTATTAGCGATATTGTAAAGGAATGGTCTGATGGCAGCCAATAGCAATAGAGCTTTAACCCTTTCAATTGTTGCAGATATTGACAGTCTTCAAAAAGGATTAAAAAAAGCAGATACTGAAATTGAAACTTTTGGCAGTAAGGTCACCGCATTTGGAAAAAAGGCTGCTGCTGCATTTGCAGTCGCTGCTGCTGCTGCGGTTGCCTATGGCACTAAATTAGCCGTTGATGGGGTCAAATCAGCCATTGAGGATGAGGCTGCTCAGTTAAGGTTGGCTGCTGCCCTACGCACCGCCACAGGGGCAACTGATGACCAAATAAAGGCAACTGAGGCTTATATCCTCCAGACATCTTTAGCAACTGGTGTAGCTGATGACCAATTGCGTCCAGCGTTACAAAGATTAGCAGTTTCGACAAAAGATACTGAGGAAGCACAAAAACTTTTAAACCTATCTTTGGATATTGCCAAAGGTCGAGGATTAGAACTTGAAACTGTTGCCAATGCTTTAGGCAGGGCTCAGGATGGCAATACCACAGCTTTAGGCAGATTAGGACTTGGCTTATCCAAGGCAGAATTATCAACCTTATCTTTTACTGAAGTTCAAGCAAAATTATCTGATCTTTATGGTGGCGCAGCAGCTGCTAATGCTGAAACATTCCAAGGCAAGATTGATCGCTTAAAAGTAGGATTTGATGAAGCCAAAGAATCTTTAGGTTTTGCATTACTTCCAGCAGTTGAAAGTTTTATTGGTTTCTTAAACACAACAGGCATTCCAACACTAAATGCGTTTATTGCAGGATTGACTGGAGATGAAGGATTAAGCGCAGGACTAGCACAAAGTCAAAAAGGTGCTGAAACATTTGGTAAAGCAATTAATGGACTTGCTGGCATTCTTGCAGGATTTATTAATTTCGTTAGAGAGGTAGTTGGTGGATTAACTGAACTAGCCAACCAAGCAATTCGATTTATTAACATTGCTAAACCCGGAGCAGACATTGGATACATTCCAAATGTTTCTCCAAGTGCAAGTCAGGCAGGAATGCTTGGCGCAGCACCATTGCCAGCAGTTCCGGCAAACACTAGAGAAAACCGAACAACAGCAGTTACTAACATTACAGTTCAAGCAGTAGATTCTGAGGGTGCTGCAAGAGCCGTTGCAAAAGTGTTAAATCAAAGCGCATCCCGATCAGTTCCACAGCTATATAACAGCGGGATAACCAGGGCTCGATAATGACAGTCTGGACACCTGACTGGAAATTAACTGTTGCTGGTGTTGATTACACCGACATTGCTATCAGCGATATTGCCCATCAAGCCGGTCGAGATGATATTTATACTCAACCTAATCCATCTTATTTGCAAGTTGCTTTAGTAGCCTTATCTGGTCAAACCTTGCCTTTTCAAATTAATGATTCTTTAAGTTTGCAAGTTAAAGATAGTTCCGGAACTTATGTAAATTTATTTGGTGGAGATGTTACTGATGTAACTGTTGAGGTTGGGGCAACTGGATCATTGGCAACTGTTGTCAATTACACAATCCTTGCAATGGGTTCATTAGTTAAACTTGCCAAAGAAATTTACAACGATAACCTCTCACAAGATGAGGATGGAAACCAAATCTATGAGTTGCTATCCAGCGTGCTTCTTGGTTCATGGAATGATGTGCCAGCAGCATCAACTTGGGCAACATATTCTGCAACTGAAACTTGGCTACAAGCTGTAAATCAAGGGCTTGGAGAAATAGATCAACCAGGGCTTTATACGATGTCAAGCCGATCTGCCGATCCTGATACTGTCTATAACATTGCGAGTTTTATTGCTGATAGCGCATTTGGTTATCTTTATGAAGCACCCAATGGAGATATTGGTTATGCAGATGCAGACCACAGGCAGACCTATCTAGCAGCCAATGGTTATGTTGATTTAGATGCAAAACATGCTTTAGGTCAAGGATTATCAACTATTACAAGATCAGCAGACATTCGCAACGACATTTATATTAATTATGGAAATAATTTTAATAATCAAGAAACCGCAACAAGCCCACAATCAATTGCACTGTATGGCTACAAAGCCGAAAACATTAACTCTGCTATTCATTCAGGTGTAGATGCTCAAGAGGTTGCCGATAGATATATTGCTCAGCGTGCCTTTCCGTTAGCAGCCTTTCAATCTATAACCTTTCCAATAACCAATCCTCAGATTGATAACAGCGATCGAGATAACCTTTTGGGTGTGTTTATGGGTCAGCCTTTAAACATTCAAAACCTGCCAATGCAGATCTCAAATGGTGTGTTTGAGGGTTATGTTGAGGGATGGCGATGGAGCACAAGGTTTAATGAATTGTTCCTAACTATCAATCTTTCACCGGTGCCGTTTAGCCAAGTGGCGATGCGCTGGAATACTGTGCCAATCACCGAGGCATGGAACACAATTGATCCAACTTTGACATGGGAATACGCTACAATCGTAGCCTGATAATAGGAGAAAAATGGCAACTACTACAAACTATGGCTGGACAACGCCGGATGATACAGCGTTGGTCAAAGATGGCGCAGCTGCAATCCGCACGCTTGGCTCATCCGTTGATACAACAACCAAAAACTTAAACCCAGAAACCACTCTTGGAGATATTGCTTATAGATCATCAACTCCAAATGTTAATACAAGATTACCTTTGGGAACTGCTGGTCAAGTATTAAAAGTCAATTCAGGTGCAACTGCTCCAGAATGGGCAACTGATGCTTCTGGTATGACAAACCCAATGACCACAACAGGTGACACCATTTATTCATCAAGTGGATCAACACCTGCAAGACTAGCAATTGGTTCAACTGGCAATGTATTGACTGTTGCTGGAGGTGTTCCAACTTGGGCTGCACCTGCTGGCGGTGGGTCATTAACTCAACTAGGAACAACTACAACGCTTTCAGGTGCTTCAACTACTGTTTCATTTACCGCAACTGGCTATAAAAATCTTTATGTTCAAATTGATTCAGTAGATGGTAACGGGGACACTAAACTAGATGTCGAGCCAAATGCAACAAATAATTTAGTAGATCTTGTCAGCCAAAGGGCAATTGCTGGCACTTATTTATCCGAATTTGCTTTTGATTCTTTTATTCGCTTAATTAGAGATAAAGTTGATGGAAGCGATACACTAAATGCATTTTCTATATTAATCTATGATGTTGCATCAACGACTGCATATAAAACTTTTACTGCTGTTAGCGGATATAAAGATGATAGTTTCAGAAGAAGCATTGAAACAATGGGTGGAATAATTAAAACTACAAGCGCAATATCTTCATTGAAGTTTCAAGGTAGTGGTAGCGGCTATTCAGCCGGTAATGTTAAAGTATATGGAGTAAATTAAAATGACAAAACCAATGGTTAGATTTGTTGATTTAGATACAGATGAGGTTGTTGACAGGGAAATGACTAACGCTGAATTTACTGTTTATAAAAAAAATG